CTCGTGAATCGTGCGGATGATGAGGCGTGGGAAGTTGCTAACGGCATTGTGAAGCTGGCCCGTCAGCGGACGTTTGTGCTGCGCTTTCAGCCTCAGAAGTCGTTTACCGATCCGACGGGCTGGAAGGTCATTAACCCCCGAACCGACATGGCGGTGTCGTTGCCGTTGGGGCTGTCAGAGGACTTGTCGGCGGCTTTGCAGGCTGGGGGCATGGACGAGTGACGGAATGGATGGAACAGGCAGCGTGTCGCTCCTACGACACCGAGATGTTCTTTCCAGTGAAGGGGACTGCGATTGGGGAAGCGCAACAGAAAATTGACGAGGCGAAGGCTGTGTGCTTTGCGTGTCCGGTGCTTGACAAGTGCCGTGATTACATCCTCGCTACCCACCCACGGTATGAGGATGACTACGGCATCTATGGGGCACTGACGCCTGACGAGCGACACCGGGCACGGTTCGATGCCCGAAACGAACGACAGCGGGAACGCCGTCGCCAACGCAAGAAAATTAGTGACAATTAGTAACTACCGTGTTACACTACTGTACGGAGGTACAACAATGCCAAATGGAATCAACCCTGACGATGTTCAAATGTCCGTGCACGGCCACGTGATCTATGCGACGTTCATCTCGGAAATCGGGATAGACGACGCCGTGACAATCACGTACCGGCTGCCGATCGCCAAAGCCACGAACATCTACCGCAAGTTCGGTCAAATGCTGACCGAGTGGCATCTTGAGAACCAGCCCGAGGAGCACGCTGACCCACACGAACGCGCTGCCCTTATGGACGAGTACCACGAGCAGCAGGCCGAACGAGATAGCGACTTAATGTTCGCAGAGCCATTCTAATGATGGCTTTGCTGGCTGCTGCGGGCGGTGTTGTTGTCGGATTCGGCATCGCCCGCAGCGTCACCTACGAACGCTGGGTGCGTGACCGCCGTGATCTAGCGGCAATCCGTCAGCGTCAACGAATCAATGAACACTTCACCCAAACAAAGGAGGTCCACAATGTTGTTGGACGTACAGAAGGAGTGGATGGACCATCAGGTCCGTCTGCGTGACGAAGCAGGGCCAAAGCCCACAGCTTTTGACACACCGTTCAGGGTGTCCGATGCGGGTGCTTGCATCCGTAAGCGCACCTTTGCGGCGCATAAAGCGATGGAGTCCGAGGAGTTCTCGCCTCAGACGTACATGGCTTTTGAAATTGGTAACTCAATCCACGAGTCGATTCAGGCTGCGTTGGAGTGCGACGGCAACAACTGGAATTTCGAGTCTGAGGTGCCGATTGACTTGACGGCTGCGTCTGCGAAGGTCGGGAACGGGATTGAGTGGTTCGGTCTGTCGGGTCACGCCGATGGCATCATCACGAACATTCAAGACAACACCCGTTGGATTCTGGAGATCAAGACTGTCTCTGGGTTCGCCGCAAAGCTGGCGTGGCGGGACGGGCCAAAAAGGGAGCACACGGCGCAGGCTGGGCTTTATTGCATCGGTGCTGAGGCTGACGGCATCATCATCGTGTACGTCTCTAAAGAGAGCGATTACCGTGCTGGCATTAAGGCCGGTGACATGATGCAGTGGCAGTACGGCTTGAACGAAATCGTGTCGGATCACCCGTACGGCCACACCGTGTACGACATTGCTCTTGATGAGATGCGGCACTTTCAGTACGCATCTCGCTACTACCACAGGGGCCTGTTGGCTCCTGCGTTTGTGCCGAACGATCACGGTGAGCTTGTGCTAGTGCATGACCGGCCTGAGTACATGCAGAAGGGCGGCAAGCCGTGGCAGTGCGCGTACTGCAACTACAACACGACATGTCGTTCGCTGTCCGAAGACGACGTTCCGGTCGAAATGATTGAAAGGATCAAGCAATGACCACAGACCTGCAGTACGGGCCACAGACGCAACGTGTTGAAACTTTGCTCAAGCGCGTAGCTGGCCTAACGCCCAAAGACGGCGGTCGTTTTGAAGCTGGAGATAGAAGGCGTGCATTGCGTGAAATTGCTTGGTTGACTGCACTGCAACACGACCGGTGGTCAGCGCGTTACGCATGGCGAGACGCAGGTCAACTAGTACAAGCGATGCTGGCGAAGTCAACCTGGAAGCTTGGAGCAGACACTGGGGCACATATGAAATGGGCAGTTCAGGACGCTGCGATGGCGGTCGCCCTACACGACCTAGTTGGCCAGGGCAATTTTACTTATGGCGTTTATGACGAGTGGACACTTCCATGGCGCGAGACAATGGGAAACAAATGGACTCACTAAAGTTTGGTGCTCTACAGCGGTCGTCGTGAGACGGCCATTTAGAAAGGAACAAGAATGACCACGCAACTACAAGCCCTCGCCAAGAGGATTCCGAAGAGCTACGTCAAGCAGAAGCCAGGTGGGTTCGCTGCTGACTACGTGTCACACGGCGACATTCAGCAGATGCTGTTGGCGAAGCTGGGGCCGTGCTCGCAGGAGATCACACAGATTATTCGCAACGCCGAAGGGCAGGTGCAGGGCGTTGTCCTGCGGATGCAGTTCGTGATTGACGGTCAGCCGGTCGTCATTGACGAGATCGGTGAATGCGAGCGTCCCGGCCCGAACGACGGGCTGAACGCAAAGAACGCCACGAGCGACGCAATCAAGCGGTGCGCCATGCGTGTCGGGTTGGGACTTGAACTGTGGTGTCAGGAAACCTACGTGCTAGACAAAGCACTCGCCAACAAGGAGGGCGACGACAATGAATGAAGGAAAAGGTTACGTCCACGGTAACCTCGGACACGACTGGTCCGAGAAGCAAGTGAACGGCACGACAATCTGGGAGAATTCGGTCGCCTACGAGCCAGACGGCAAGAAGGGCGAAACGGTCTGGGTTGGCTTGTCGCTGTGGCCGTCTCGTGACGGCGACGACTCCGAAGCTCAAGCTATTGCTCAGGGGTCCGGCAAGGGCAGCAAGGTGCTGCTCTACGGCAACCTGAAGCTCAGCAACTTTACCGACAAGAACACTGGTCAGGCCCGATCCAAGTGGCAGATGACCGTGTGGCGTTGCGGGCGCGAGTTGCGTCCCGATAACTCCGGCGGCGCTTCCGTCAAGGCGGCGTTCCCCGGTTCGACCCAGTACACCGCTAAGGAAATGGAGCCGTTCTAATGAGCGAGAAGCAGACCAAGGTCATCACCACGATGACGTTCGACCCCGCCATGCTGGACCGTCTTGATGCAGTCCGTGCACAGATCCGCCCGATCCCCAGCCGTTCCAAGCTGGTTCGGGACATTGTGCAGTTGTATCTGGACCAGCAAGGCTAAAGATGGGGGTTGACCACCCGTTTGCGATCGTACCCTTGCGGTTGCTTGGCAGCGTTTCGGCAAGTGCGGTGTGTGTGTACGCCGTGCTTGCTGAGGCAGCCAACCAAAAACAGGAGGCTTGGCCCAGCAAAGCGACCATCGGTGACCGTACCGGCCTGTCGGCACGGACGGTACAGCGGTGCATTGCAGAACTGCGAGACGCAGGCTGGATCAAGGTATGGGAACGCAGTCGTGAGAACGGTTCGCAAACATCGAACACGTATTTGGTGATGCGTGTTCAGGGAGACACTGATGTCCTCCACCCCGAGGACATTGGTGTCTCCCCCCCCGAGACATTGGCGTCTCCCCCAGAACCAGACCCAGAAGAACCAGACCCATTGGTTTTGGACCTAACTCCTCCTTGGCCTCAACCTTCGGTTGAAGCCAGTGTGAGCGATCCCTTTGATGCGTGGTGGGACGAGTACCCCCGCAAGGTCCAGAAACCACGAGCCAGGAAGGCTTATGCAACAGCAGCGAAAAAAACCAGCCATGATCGCCTCATGGACGCAATGCGACGCTACCGGGACCATGATGACCGAGTGGCGAGGGGATTCGTTCTCCATCCAGCGACGTGGCTCAATCAAGAATGTTGGGAAGACGAATTGGTCGAAGCCCGTCAGGACAGCGAGGAGGCCCAGTGGGCGCTTCTGAAGGACCAGATGGGGTCAGGGTACCCAAATGGTCTCTGATCGCAACAGCGGCGCTCCTGACGCCTCTGACGGCATGTGTGGTGAACGGCCCGTCGCCGTCTACGACCTCAGCCTCGCTGAGCTACGAGCCTACGCTCGCCAAATCCACGGCCCCGACATCTACGACCGTGCCGCCCTCATCGACTACTGTGTTGCCTACCACGTCCACAACAGTAGCCGTCACGACAACAACGACCCCGCCTACAACCACAACGGAGGCACCGGTCGCCTTCTTTGACGCCGTCGAGCGTTGGCGACCAGCCGTGACAGAAGCAGTTTTCGCATTCGGGGGTGACGAGGCGGACGTTCATCGCTTTCTCCGAATCATGCAATGCGAGTCATCTGGACGGCCAAACGCTGTGAACCCTACCAGTAGCGCATCGGGCCTGATGCAGCATCTGCCCCGCTACTGGCCCGACCGGGCAGCAAAGGCAGGCAGGCTAGGGGCTGACGTGTTCGACCCTTACGCAAACATCTGGGTGTCGGCGTGGCTAGCGCTCGGACCGGCAGACGGCCACGGCCGTGGATGGCACCACTGGGTATGCAAATGAGTACTGAAGAATGGGGCGGCACCTGCCAAGGCGAAACAACGACCGGCAAACCCTGCATCCACCGCACACGCACAGGCGACCCCTTGTGTCCCTTGCACACTGGGATTGCTAGGCGCCAAGCGCACTACGCAAAGTCCAAAGCTCAAGACAAGATAGAGCGGCCAATGGCGTACTGGGCGGTCCGGTACCCCACAGCACACGCCCGGTGGTCGCGCAAGAATTCTGACCCAATCCCCGAATACAACAAGATCCCCGACCAACTCATGCGCCGATATCTGTACGAAATCGGCGTATCCATTGCACTCATGGAGCACCAATGAAACGACACGAAGCAGCCGACCTCGTAGCCCACGCCAAGACGCTATGGGGCACAGCGATGAAGGTCACCGCCGACACAACCGACGAATGGGCACAACACGCAGGCGACCTACACCCCACCCTCGTCCGCCAAGCCCTCGACTTCTACGCCTCCGAAGGACGCGAGTTCCCACCGCCGCTCGGCACGCTCATGGCAAGGGCACGAGGGCTACGCCCCAAACGCTCCTGGGACAACGAAAGTCACGAGATGCAATGCCACGAATGCTCCGGCCCGACACTCATCGACCGCAACGGCAACCGACAAGCACACTTCGCGTACTGCCCCACCTACGGCACAGGACCACTGAAACTAACGAAGCCCGCCGCCGACCCCGAGTGGTATGTTGTGTGAATGGACTTCGACGGTGACGAAGATTTCGCAGGACTACTCGTAGTTGGGTGGGACAAGTACGACAACGTGCCCATCGCAGCGACCACAGTCGACCCGTGGCTTGACCTAACCATTCACCAAGAACGCGCCGTCTGGCAGCTCGTCGCAAACATTGCGCTAGAAAACTGCGCCCGGTTCGCCGTACCGGACACCGTCGACGACATGTTCCCAGAATAAGAAAACCCCCCTGGAGACAAGCTCAACAGGGGGGTTTTACATTGCGGGTGTTTCAACAGGCCAAACCAACCCGTCGCAGGATCTCCCTACGCACCATGCCCGCAACTATTACTACTTGGCTTCCTCACGGATCTTACCAAGCAAAGCTTCCATATGCGGCGACTCAAAGATGCCAGTCATACGGCCCTTCGCAATAACTTCACGCCAGTGATCGGGCGAGTCGATGATTGCAGTACCCTCGCCAGGAATAGCAACCCGGTACTCGTCGTGTTTGGAATCGTAAGTCAGAAACATGCCTGAACTTTCTGGTAGAGGGCCGTCGATCCAGCCCGAACTTGTAAGAGCCTGGACATGCCACCACTCGCTGCGCACAGTCTGCTTCAGACCCCACTTAGCGAGATACGGCTTGACCGCCCTGTCAGCCTGAGAACGACTCACGCCCCAAGGACGCTTCAAGTCTACAGCGTGACCATAGCCGTCCGCCTGCTCCATATGCCACGAACCACGAGGCTTCCACGCATACGGAAACTTACGGCTCGTACGCAGAACCCGGTCAGGGTTCGCAGCCAAGTTGCCACGGCCCGCCTTGTACTTGTCGTACAGGGCCTTCTGCTTCGAGTAGCGACGCACCGCAGGGTACGTCCCATACCGCTTCAGCGCAGGCTCTGACAGCAACCCCCGAATACGGAACTCCAAAATGGGGTGAACCCCACGGAGGTTGGCGTCCAGCGACATCAGTCGTTCAGGTCAAGGTCGGTAGGCGCGTCGATGTTGACCACCGACGGGTTCGCTCCACCGATCGGCCCCTTGATCGCAGCGTACGACTTGACGACCGACAGCAGACCAGCGATGGCAGCAGCCTTCAGCGAGTCTGCCAGACCAACGTCAAGCATCCCAGCACCGTCAGTACCGACGAGAGCAATAAAAGTTTGAGCAGCAGTAGATACAGCACGCTCGCATGTGTCCTTGAACAAAGCAGTAGAAAGCATACGCACCACCTTAGCAGTCAGTCGTCGCTCAAAAGGACACCGACGAGGTGAGCGAACAAGCTCGCCCCTGCGATCCACAAACCCCACTGCAACGTGCGGCCCGACATGGTGATGAGCACCAGGGCGACACCGCCGACCGTCCACGCCAACGCAGACGACTCCAACAGCACCGCCTTCACAAACCTCTTAATCATTCCTACTCCTAGAGCCTTGGCTTGGTCCTCCAGTAGTAGGTGCCGACCCCGGCGCAGTAGGCGCTGGCGGAGCAGGCGGCTTCGGTCGTGCAGCACCCGCTCCTGCTGCCAGCGCGACACCCGCAGATTGTACCGCAATGATCGCACGGCGATCCTCAACGGACACGTTGGAGCCTGACGGGACATAGTCCTCGGTAGCGCCAGCAAACACGTCGACTTCTTCCTCGAACGCTTCCTTCACGTCGTCTTCCTGGTTGTTCAAAGCGACAGAGATCGCGCCGACTTGCTCATCGGTCAACGTGTCAAACGCCTCGTCCTGCACCACCTGCTCAATGTCTTCGACCGTGATCTCTTCCTCGGTCAACACCACAAGGACCTCTTCAGCAAGCTCTTCGTCAACGATCTGTTGAACGATCTTTACGGCTTTTTCAACCTGTGGCGGCAGCGTTGTTGTCGGGGGGATCGTTGTTGTCGGGGGCAGCGAGGTTGTCGTGGTAGGCGGCGACGTGGTCGTCGTAGGCGGCAGGGTCGTTGTCGTACTCGTAGTAGTGGATGTTGACGTGGAGGTCGTCGGCGGAATCGTCGTCGTCGGCGGCAATGACGTAGTGGTCGTGGTAGGCGGCAGCGTCGTCGTCGTAGTCGTGGTCGGAGGAACGGTCGTTGTTGTCGTTGTCGTCGTGGGCGGCAGCGTCGTGGTCGTTGTAGTAGGCGGGACCGTCGTAGTTGTCGTCGTTGTTGGCGGCGGGGGCGGCAGGGTTGTAGTCGTTGAGGTCGTCGTCGTAGTGGTAGATGGCGGAGCCTCCGTCGTCGTGGTCACCGGGACCGTCGTAGTTGTCGGCGCAACCGTAGTCGTTGTCGTCGTCGTCGGTGCTGCGGTAGTAGTCGTAGTCGTCGTTGTAGTCGTCGTCGTAGTAGTCGATGTCGTCGTAGTCGAGGTGGTCGTTGGAGGGGAGTATCCCTCGTCGGACCAGGCAACGGTTCCTGAGCCTTCTGGAACATCCATTCCAGACTGCTCTTGGTACGTTCGGAATCTGAGTACATA